TAACGATCGCAACGCCATGCTCGACCATGTGGCTCTGGAAAGTAATCCAAAATACATTGCAAGCCAAGATCGTTGGCGTTAGCAACCAGTTTGTCAATAAAGACCAGCGCTTCTTTACGGCCTGCTTTTGGCTGTTTTTCGGATTTGCGATACGACAAATCAACAGCTCTGCCAGTTGCATGAACCGACAAAGAGCCTGGCTTACCGCGCATGTCACGTTGACCCCAAGACCCGTTATTCCAAAGCGCGCCATTAGACGCTGCGATTGCTTGTTTAATCCATTCGTTCATGCCGGCACGGGGCGCTGGTGATGCACCGTCTGCGTTGCCTATGTAGTCGCGTGCGTTTGGCACGCCAGCCTTAGCCTTTGCTACTGCCACGACCAAACTTCATGTCTTTAGGGTTGAAATAACGCAACGCTGTTGGGCAAACCGCGCCGATCGCAGCTGCCAACAATGCGGATGGGTCGGTGTTGCCTGTTACCGCAAGCGCAACGGCGGCAGCAAGCATTGAGCGACCGTATGAGGCGAGCATTGCTTTGTCTTTATCCTTCAACATCTTTGGCTCCTTCTTTTGGTTTTGACTTTAGCCCGTTTGATGCCACAAGACCTGACAACGTGCCAGTCATAAATACGGTCAAGGTTGATAGCAGGTCTATAAAAGCGGCGTCATTTGGTGCTTGTTTGTCTATCGGCTGGGTCACAAACATAAGCGCGTACACAAAGCCAATAACGGTGATCGCAAACACGGTGGCAAGAACTACGCCCACAACAACAATTAGTCGAGCGTGTAGCTCTTCAGGTTTAAGGCGTGGTCTCATAAATTAAATCTCTTGTGCACGTTCCAGATGGGTTGCAGATCGGTGGTTCGCATTCAGGCTTTTTCCAGTTGACAGGGTCTTGGCATGGGTAGCGATATGAGCCGTCATAACTACACCCAGCGCAACCCCACAAGACGACCGCGATTAGCGCGACGTAGCCAATGAGGTGACGCCATTTCATGCAGGGCGTGTTGGAAACTTGATCTTTTTCGGGTCTGCGTTGCTTGCTGGCAGATCGCGCAGCTTTTGACGGTAAGTTGCCCATGCTGCCTTGTCGCATTGTGCGTCGGCTACTTGTGTCCAATCGGTTGCTGCAAGTTCGGCATTGCGCACGGCGCGCACATAATCAAATTGCTGTTCTAAGTCTGCGTTTTCTACTATCGGGCTATCCCAATTCAACATTATGCCACCTCGTAACAAACTGAAAAACCAATTATGTCATTATTTGCCAGAGTCATCGCTGGCGATTGGCCGCCCATGAAGTCGCCGACGTTTGTGCCAAAAGCTTGAATAGATGTTCCGTTTGTTGAAACTGCTACACCGCTAAAAAAACCAACGCCCGTGTCTTCAATCATAAAAGAGCCAATGTTGCGTTGGTTAGATGGCGTCAGCACAGCAAGACCAGTTGGCAAGGTCACGTTAATAATGCCGTTGGCTGCGCCAGCACTTGTAACGGTTGCGCGAACTTGAACCCAAACAATTTTGTTTACTTGAGCCCATTTTGCATATTGGATTGTTGCGGTAACGGTTGTTGCGCCACCTTTAATGACTGGCGTGTAACTTGTCCACGCTTCACCAATGCCGTTTAACTCGGCAGCGGTCAGGACGTCGCCTGCAACAAATGGAAATGGGTTAGCCATAGTGTCTCCTATCCTAAAACATTGAACTGGTCAAGTGTGCCATACGTGAGGTTGTCCAAGATCAACTCATAAACGATGACGGTTGGGGAAGTCGAGTACAGCACACGGTGGCCTGTGGAATAGTCCAGGTAATGCTCGATGCCTTCCACGCTTAGATCTTGTGCTAACTCGGTTGTGCCGGCACCGCTCGGAAACGTCTTTTCTATTGAAATAGTGTCGCCGATTTCTACCGTGGCGAGCGTGTCCTTTTGCGCGTCGGTCAGCATCAGGAACTTCGTTTCCACCGATGTGAACCGTGGCTCGGGTATTGGGTTAAGCAGGTAACTGGCAGCGGTGTCTATGGCGGTTTGCTCGTGAAGCAAGCTGTTAAGGATGCTGCTGGTCTGAATGAAGTATTCAGCAATTGAGCCTGCGTTGGTCGCTGTTGCGGTTTTGCCGTCTAAGCCTGTAACCACAGACCTGTTGATTACTTCGTTCGCCTCAAACGAGATGCCGAGACCGTCATATTTAATTTCGGTGCCGTCGTCATGGAAGTCTGCTACAGACGCGCTAAGGGTAGTTCCAATCCGTTCTTGAAATGTCAGCGTGCCATCCCTTGACATAAACACACGCCCAAACTCTGCTGTCTCATTGATTTGCGTTATGTATTGCAGCACGTTCGTTCCTGCTGGCACGGTGTAGTTGCTGTCATGTCCAAGGTTTACGGTGCCTGTCGCAATGTTGCGTTGTAGCGCTGGGAAATCAACCTCTGGTAGGTCAAGTACCGTTTCTATGCGCTCGCCAGATGTCTCGGACGTCACGTTTAATTCGTTCATGTAAGTCTGTGCCAGCAAATAGAACTGGTCAGCGCAATACACGGTCACGGTGTCTAAACCGCCGAGCGCAAAGTTGTAGTCATAATTAACGACATAGCCCGAAAACAGGTATTCAGGGCTGTCGGTCTGGTCGTAGCGAATGAGCTGCACTTTACGCATCGGTGCAAGACCTGGCTTAGATTGCGGTGTGTCGTAATACGGACTGTTATCGTCAAACGGGTTAAAAATGCCGTCCACGTCGCGGATGGTAAATGTCATCGTGCCAGCGCTGAACTGATCGCCAACATCTCGACGACCGCGCCTGACATTGACTTGCGTACAGTCAGCCATCACGTCGGCATATTCGGTGTTGCCGTCAAGCACAAAGAACGTGTTATCAAGAACACCAGATGTCACGTTGTCAAGCGTAAATGCGTTGACAATAAACCCTGTTTCTATTTGCAGGTCGTAGTTACCTGAATCAACAACCGCTACGCCTGGCATTAGGCAATGTTCAGAGCCAACGGCCCTGCACTCCGTGAGTAGGCGCGCAACGCGTTAACAACAGATTCACCAATTTCGGCGCTTGTGGCAAGACCGCCAGTCACGTTGATAGTTACGCCGCCGCCTGTGGCCATGCGATCTAATGGCACTACGGCTTCTGGGCCTGCCTCACCGATCAGCGCCAATGTTGGGCTTGTCACAATGCCACCATCGGCCATGCGCGGAATGCCCATACGACCTGCAGCTGGTCGAGCGGTTGTAGCACTACCACCGAGTTTTGGCACGCTAATTGTCGGTGCTTTTGGAATGTCTGGCAACAACGGAATTGCGTTGTATGCGCTAATAATTGCGTTGACCGCGCCAATAGCGGCGTTAACCATGCCTGCAAAAAACCCTGTAATTGTGTTGACTATCGCATTAACGCCATCGCGGAACCATTCAAACTTGTTGTAAGCCGCAACTAAACCAACAATAAGCAAAGCGACTCCGGCAGCGATCAGGCTAAACGGGTTTAGTGCCATAGCAATGTTTGTGGCCACAATTGCGGCAGCGACCGCGCCAATAGCGCCAGCAATAAACAGGAATGCTTTGGGGTTGTCTTGCGCCCATGCAGCAAACTTGTTCAGCACGGGTAGAACGGCTTCGAGCACGGGCAGGAGTGCTGCGCCGATTGACTCTTTAGTTTCGCTAATAGAGTTCTTAAAGATTTTCATTTTGCCCGCAGCGGTTTCGGCACTCTTGGCAGTAGCACCGCCAAAGGTTCCGCCGAGCACGTCCATGATTTCGTTGAGGCTTGCGCCTTCTTTAATCATGGTTGACATTTCTGGGCTCAATGATCGGAGCGCCTTAAAGTTGCCCTGGTATGCCTTGGCAAGCGCGTCAGCGACCGTGCTGGAATCGGTTTGCAACGCTGTACTGATGTCCATGACAAGGTTCATGTCTTTCATGGCCATATCAACATCTTTTGTACCGCGCACCAAAGCCTCAAGGCTCTTTCGATATTCGGTGTCAGCGATGCCAGACGCTCGACTCATCGCGCTAATCTGATCTTCAATTTGGGCGGTCTGAGCTTTGCCAGCGCCAGTCACGTTTTGCAAAGTAAGCGCTAACGCAGCCTGCTCCTGCTGATCTTCCATCGCGGCCTTGGTTGCGTCACCAAGTGCCAACGCCAAACCACCAAGAGCGGCAGCTGCCGGTACAGCCGCCTTTTTGATTGCAAACTGGGCTTTTTCCGATGTTGTTTCAAGTTGCTGAAACTGTTTAATAGCCTTATTAATACCCTTGCCGTCAAACTCTGAAATGATCGGGATATTGATTGCCATTATGCGGTCTCTCTGTTCGCTTCTTCCATGACGCGCTTAACCAACTGCTCCATCTCGGACATGACATCATTTTGGCGTTGCTCGTACGCTTTCCACATTACTCGCGAACTACGCCCATAGCGTGCAGTTAGCGCGCGACCTAATGACCCAGCCATGGACGTGTCAAACATTGTGCCAGTCGCGCCTTTCCATTGAATGGCAAACGTGCCCACATTGGTTTTATTTCCGCTGTATTCCTTAATCGCTCGAGTATTGATTTTGGCAGCGATCTTTTGTTTCATGCCAGGTATCCACGGCAAAATCTGGAACCCTGATCGGGTTTGCCAGTTGCGTGCCATACCAGACAACGGCACACCAGACGGCACAAGCTTGTTTGCATCGTCAATTACAGGCTGAACAATCTTTTTGTAATCTTTAGTAATTTCACGGCGCAAAGATTTATCAATCTTGTTAAGGGTCTTCAAAGCGTCCTTCAGCCCGACGACCTCAACCCTTGCCGATACTTCCGCCACGTTATCTCCGTTTTTTGTTTGCCTCGTTAAGCACTTTAATGACCGTTGCCATATCTCGAGCGTCAAACACAATGTCGCCAGGCCACCAACCGACCGCGACTAAAATCTCTGCTAGTTGGCGGCGGTAGGTGCCGCGTCCGTAGGGTTTGGGTCTGTCTCGTCCAGTACCGGCAGAATGTCGATGTCAGGGTTTTTGCTTAACCATTCGCGCCAGTTGTCACCAACTTGCTCGCCTTTGATCTTTAAGATCGTGTGCATCCAGCATGCGTAATCCGAGTACAACGGGTTTGCGGAGAGCTGTTGAATGTTGCGACGCTCAAGTCGTTCCCATTCGGTAACTACGAACAGGTTTGTGTAGTAATACTCGGGTGCGCTGTCAGGCGTGCGCTTTAACTGCAACTTGATTTTCATTTGTTCTCCTATGTCGGCTTGGAGCCGTTAATTACGGTGTGACGTCAACGCTGTATGTGCCGCCCTGAAATTCAATATCCCATTGCGACAACTCGCCCAAAGACGCATTGATAACAGGAATTGAGGCGAGGTATGTGTCGGTCAGAATAAAGCCAGGGTTAGTCGCGCCGTCTGCAGAGCTAGTTGGGTTTACTTTGACCGTGCACTTCGTGCCCAACAATGGCGACAACGTCGCATAAGTCTGGCTTGCTGCATACGATGCGAAGACCGTTAGGGTCAAACTATTCGAGAACAACCCCGCCGTCATGGTGCGGGATGTCTGGCCAAAACTGGTATCTTCCAGCGCTTCCGCGGTGACCGTCAGGGTTGCGCTAACGACATCGTCGGTAATGTCAACAATTGAACCGATAGCGGCGCCGACTTTAACGGTTGGATTTGAGAGGTAAGTTGATGCTGGCATGTTTGCTCCTTAAGTTCTTATCTGATAGTAGATGATTTGTCTTCGGTAGTTGTGGATTATGCGGTCTGGGCTTGGATAGCGCAATCAAGGTCATAACACGGATATAACGCGCCACCAATTTCTATGCTTGACGGACGGCCACCCATGACAATGATTGACGAGCCAAGCACGGTTGCGGCAATGCTTAAGATCGAGCGGAGCACCGGCAAACCTGCAGGCCCAGAACCAATGACCTTAATTGGAAACTCGAGGCGCACGATGTTGCCGTTGCCAGCAAACGTGGTGAAGTTTGGCGCGTCAAGGTACACGCAATTAGGTGCAAGTTTGGTTGGGTCGTTTACAACACGCAGACCAGATACCGCGGTAAGCGTTGCGGTGACATCGTCAATTGCTTCGTTAAACAGGTCGGTGTAAGCCATTAGGCAACCGCTGGACGTGGGATGCCAAGCAGCTGCTTGACGATCGGGGTCAGGCTTTGCTGTGGTGCCGAGCCCATGCCGTCAAACGTGGCGTAGGTTGCCTCTATTGAGCCCCTAGAGCGCCACAGAGCGGCGCAATACATCAAGGTGCCTAATGTTGCGTCACCGCCTGGTGAGGTCGTTAGAGAGTCGATATAGCCCGATTCCTGACGCCTGCGATAACAGAACTGGTTGCCAGCCGACACCGATTGCGTGAGCAACGTGTAGTCGTCTGACGGGTTTGCAATGGTGATGCCAAGGTAAGACATCACCTGCGCGGCTGTCACCCAAGTGCAAACAGGGTCATACGACACGGTGCCAGACGCGGCAACACGCTCGACATCGCTTGCGGTTTTGGCGTAAAGCACTTGGTCAGCGATCGGCAATTGGTAGTCGTATAGCAGGTCGCCCTGGCTGTCAACACCAATGTACAAATACTGTGGCAATGCGCGCACCGTGTAGGTGCCGTTAAATGTGGCGTCAACGCCTGCGACCGTAATTGACTGGCCGACTGCAATCTCGCTGGGGGTCAGGAGTTGCAGTACGGCGTAATTGTCAATTAGGTACTTGTTAGTGACCGAATAGGTGGCCATTACTAGGGCCTACCTTTCGAATTAAGGGCTGACGATGATGGACTTGACGAGATCGCTGTCTGCAATGAATGTTGCTACATACCCATAGTAGGAGAAAACCCTGCCGAGAGTAGATGGAGCCTCAACTGACATTAACCCACGAACCTGCTCGTAATACTCGATTGCTGATGCTTTTGCAACGACCATTGTGTTGGTTGCAAAGTTGCGATCGGC